CTTGTATATTGCACCACCCCAATATGGATAATGACTAGAAGCTAATAATGGATATTGTTGTACAATTTTACGATGAAGCATCTTCTGAGTAGTATGATACAAACCGACACCAGGTTCATTAAAGATATTGATTTTCATATCCTTTGGTGCAAACATGTCTATATCCAACATGAGAACGTCATCGTAACGATCAAACTCAGGCTGAATCATCTGTAGTTTTTGACATGGTGCTGTGAGTACAGGACTAAAAGGTTTGCCAGTAATAAGTCTATATTCGGCACCAACCATTTGTGCATACTCTTGGATATTTGCCATAGAAAGTTTATCTAGCTCTCTCAACTCACCATCGAAATGCTGTAAAATAATATTATTTTTAGTCATTAAACTTTCCTAAGTCTTGATTGTATTATCTCGTCCAGAACCTTTTTTAATTTCTTTGAGATGATCTTTCCAGCCATCAGATGTTCTAGCTAATAGACTACCAGTATCATGTACTATTTTTGGTAATGACAATGCTTGAGTAAGATTATCATCTTTTAACATTTCTTGCAGTTCATTCCAAGAACAGAAGACTTCAGTATGTTCTTTTGTAGTTTTATTAATTACTGTATATACAGGCATTAGTTAGTTCCTATTGTTCCATGTTCTTCTAAGAAGGATATCATTGTCGTTCTTTCAAATTCCCATGCCTCTTGTTCCTGAGGTTTAGTACCATATTCATACTCACGAGTATCTATAGCTTTAAAGATGCCTTCATCAAGATCACCATTAGATATTTGTTCAACGTGTTTCATTTCATGAAAGAGAGTTAATAGACACTGTGTCCAACTTTGACCATTATTAATTTCAAGTTCAATAAGTTGACTTTTACCATGAGTAGTATCTGGACCAATACATCCTCCGCCTACTTCATTATTTTCTATAAAGTTTATTTCAAGATACAGGTTCGAAGGTAATGTAAGTCTATCTGTGCAATGCTTTACAGCTTTAAAAAACGAGCTTTGACCATGAGGCCATTGAGGCATATTGTTAACTTCGTATAGCATGAAACCACTCTGGTGTTGAACGTTTAGTCCATGCCATTTTAAATCGTTTTTGTTTTGTTTGATAGAAGTTACGATATGATTGTACTGGATCTTCGACAATACATTCAGGAAAGCTTGCCATTGCAAGTTTAAATGGTGTTAAACCTATATTTGGAATATTTTTAGGAGTTATTGATAAGACTTCTTCTAGCTTACTTTGTGTTGAATGGATCTTACCATAACGATAAGTATATTCGATACATAGTGCATAGAAATGATCATAATGCCATATGTAGTTTTGCAAGCTTTCACGTGTCCATACAGTTGATGGGTGATTGAAATGACATGCCTTATATAGTGTATTTTCCATCTGCATATGAGGGTGTTTAAAGTATTGTAACATACTACCTGATTTTGATGGTCTACGTTCCATCGTGCCGTCAAGCATACGATGTACAGTTGACAGCATCTGTCCTGATTCCACAATCATTTTAACCACATGTTTATCGCACTGCTGTTGAGCAGCTTTGATTGGGTCATTATCTAAAATAAATATATTCATAATCTCTTTCTATTATATCACGCAATAAGGGATATGTACACCGTCAATTTAAGCATTTGCTTTTGATTTTTTTTTCCGGAGTTTTCTCATTCTCGTATAAAATCTTTCAGTCTTTCCTAGTAAAGTATCTTTTAAACTTTTGCGTTTAACACGAGCTGCTGTTGATTTTGCTATACGTTCGTCACGAGTATTTGACATTTGTATTCTCCTTACTATGATTTTATTAGATTTGGGAATGCCTCCTTTACCACCTTTTCAGTGATCTTAGGTATCGCAAGTTTTTTATTTACCATTTTTACTACGATCTCTGCATCCTTTGGATGAATCGATTCTAATAAACCGAGATACACTTTTTCTCTTTTAAAGGCAGGCATTTTATCACCTTGTCCGCCTTTTACAATATAAGTAAAATCAGTATTTTTTCTAAGTAAATTTGATGGAGTACTCTCAGGCTTATTAGGCTCATATGGAGGAGGTCCATCTGGAATACTAAAGATTACGGTCTTATCAAAAGCTGCTCTGAGAACATCTTTTAGTGCCCATGATTCGTATTTACGTAATATTGTAATACGTTCTTCTTTAGTTTTAGCTTTACTAGCTCCATCGAGTATTTCGAATATAAGGGGGTTTGGTGGCATTGTCAATTTATAAATTCCTGTACGTTTTCAAGTAATAGTCTACATTTTTTATTAACCAAGAACGGAAATACTTTTGCTTTATTATTAACCGGTTCTTGATCATCAAACTTATTTATAATGTCAGTTTTTATAGTATCTGGACATTCTCGTAGATCTATCATTTTTTTGTTACGTAAATAGTTACGATATATCTCATCTCCTTGAGAATGAGGATCTTCTACTAATAAGTCTCTTAGTTTCTTACGAAGTGGAGTTTGTCTTAGTCCATCAGTAAATGTATTATCTGGTGATAGTACATTCGGTACACCATCTGATGTATCACCTTGTAGAATATGTTCTTCTAATAAGGTTCGTGGATTCTTTTCTACAATGAATTTCTTTTGCATAGGTGAATATTGTTTAACATTATTATATCGCTGTAGCTGCGCAAAGTCTTTATCTGAAGATATAATCATTACATCTTCT